GCAGGTCTGCGTGGAGTTACTACAACGCTGCACGACTCACTATCGCATTCGTCAGGTATTTCGAGAGGCGTTTCGATGAAGGCGTCGACTACCGTTCAGAAGTCTGGATCACGTGGGCGCGTTTGCATGCGGAGGGCTTCGACGAGGCTGCGTTGCATTTCATGCAGACCGAATGTCCGCTGATCTATTACACTGCAGAAGATCTGTATCGTTCGTCGAAGGAGGACGGATCCATATTGGAATGCCCGGAGCTGTGGGTGCAGGGATTTGACAAGCGAAACGAAGAGACGGATCTCCCCGTCGTATTGGAGCGGACGTTTTGAGGACCGAAAGGTCCGATGAAACGTCGTGGAAATCGCGACGCTCCGAGCTACTCCAAAGCGACGCCAGCGCAGTACGTTCTTTCGGCGTCTGCCTGTTGCGATGCGTGGAAGCAGGAGGGCAGCTTGGAAGAATCGTCGGACCCGGACCCCTCCATTCTGAGCGTGTAATCTTCCGAACGAGTTTCGGTTCGTCGGATTCGTCACGTCACTGTGGAACAGATCAGTACGTCGGCCTTCACTCAAGGTTTTATCGGTCCTGACGGACCTCAAACCTCTCATTCCGACTCGACGCAGGTTGCGAGAGAATTTAAGTATCGAAGACACGTAAAATTCTCAAATACACCCCACCGTACTGAGCTCGCGCAGCGCCACACGTCGCTTGGGAGTAGCTCGGACCTTTCATCTTAGCTACGCGTGTCGGTTCTAAAAACGAACGCTACAATACGACGCAGAACGCAAAGCGCCAATAGAACCTCGAGTGAATACCGCCGTACTGAGCTGTTCCACAGTGACTTGTACAAAACATACACGTCGTCGCGTTTCACGTGCCTGCTCCGGACCGGTGCATGTCGTGAAAGGGGGCGCGACCAGTGGTAGGTAGAGTAAAGACGGCAACGAAAAACAGCATGTCCAAGCTTTGGCGCCACGGCTTGACGACGGGTGTCCGCGTGGCGGACGGCAAATGGACGGTGGTTTCGCGCGGCGAGAACGGATGGTCCGACGCGACGTCCTTCGATCTGACGAATGCGTTGGGCGAGGCGGGCGTGGTGGGCGCGCTGGATCGCATGGACATTACGCGCGACGGCAAGCGCGCTGCGTTCACGGTGTCGTACGGTGACGCGCAGTTTGTGCAGGTGGTGGATACCGAAAGCGGCGCGACGGTGCGCATGATCGGCGTCGGCACCAAGTTTACGGAGACCAACTTCGGCGACGTGCGCTTTTCGCCGGACGGTCGCGTGCTGATCTGCACGTACCCGTACGCGGAGGATGCGTCGGTGAACCGCGTGATGGTTCGATTGGCGGCGGACGACTACATGACGACGTTTGCGGACGTGACGGCGCGCGATGCGGGTGCGTCGGCAGCGACGAGCGTGTTTGGCGCGCGTTTGGCGATCGTGCCGCAGGTGGGCAATGATCGCGGCTACATTGTGTCGGCGCTTTCGCTGGAGCCGCGCCGCATCTTTAGCTTCCGCATTGAGCTGGACGAGTCGGACGCGAGCGTGGTGGGTTCGCCCGCGCCGGTGGGGCTTGCACTCGCGCCCGCGCGCAACGCGTCGCAGTGGGGGCTCATGGGCGTGGACGTCAGCGCCGACACGAATGCGTTGGTCGTGACCAGCGCGACGGGCGTAGACGTGTACGACGTCAAGACGTCGCGTCTGATGCAAAGCGCCCTCACCACGGTCAAGGACCTGAACGACGTCGTGGCGTCGTGCGAGAACGGGCGCGTGACCGTATCCGTGGGCTCGCGCGTTGCGACGTCGGGCGCCGCCGCCGGCGCCACCGCCACCAGACCGACGACGTACGGGTCCTTGAGCGCAACCGAGCGCGGGCGCCGCGCGGGCGCCATGGCGGAGGCGAACCGCGTCGCGCGCGTGCGCGCTCTGTCCCCCAAACCGGGGCAGGCGCCGCGCGCGACGTCGCCGGTCGCGAGACTGCGCGCACTGTCGCCCACGCGCTACTCGCCGCCGAAGCCCGCCACCGTCGTCACCGTCGCACCGACGCCCGTTTTCCAACCCAAGGTCGTGGTGCGCCGCTCCGAAGCCACGCGCGACGGACGCTCCTACGCACACGTCGTGACGCGCGCCGCGCCGCGCCTGCGCGCACTCTCGCCCTCCCACAAGTGATCCTGCGTTTGCGTTTGCGTGTGTACGTGAGATTTACAACGTGCGCCGTACTAAGTTAAAGATTGAACAACAGTGTCGCACAACATGTCGCGCACAGCGGGGTCCACGTTTGCAGCTTGGTGCGTGGCGGCGAGCGAGATTCTTCCGCGCGACACCACCGCCATTGTGCAGGAGGCGCTGGCGATGTGCAACGACTCGCGCGTTTCAAAGCTGAACCCGATCACGGTGGCTGCCGTGAGCTGCTTTTGGGTTTGCGTGATGGAGGGCGGGTCTGTGTCGGAGGCGCTGTCGAACGCCTTGCGCACAGAAGGGGGATCTTTGGAGTACGCGCGCATTCTGACGCCGTCCGACAGCACGCTGCCGAGCGCGCTGCTGCAGGTGCGCGCGGCGTTGTGCGGCACAAGCGAACCGAACGAACTGGATGAGAAGATGGCGGAGGCGTTGGCGGCAGAGAACGAAAAGGTGCGAAAGCGGCTGGATGCGACGCCGTCGGCGCCGACGCGCGTAAAAACGGCGACGGCAGTGACGTGGCTTCTGAGTCACGTGCTGGCAAAGTGCGCGGTGGAAGTTGCGAGGTGCGTCAACACGGTGCTGGCGCCAGACTCCATCGAAAAGGCGCACCCGATCGGAACCGCCGTCGCGAACGTGGTGCACATGCTGCAGATGCACGACTGCTCGGACGGACGCTTTCGGATGGGGGAACTGGCGCGCCTGCTCGAAACGCAACGACCGGCACCGAGCCACACGACGCTGCCGCGAACCTCCGTCTCCACGCTCGTGCCGACAACAGAACCCGCAGCCGCACGCGCACCCTCCGTAGCTCCAGCACCATCCGTCTCCACGTCCAGATCCACCACCGCAGCCGCAAGCGCCACCTCCGTCGCACCCGCAGCCGCAAGCGCCACCTCCGTCGCACCAGCAGCCGGGCGCGCCCCTTCCGTCGCACCAGCAGCCTCCGTCTCCACATCCAGATCCAACGCAGAAACTGCCCCCTCCAGAACACACACCGAAGCCGCGCCTTCCGTCGCGCGCGCCGCCGCGACACCATCGTCCCTCGCGACGCGACGAAACGAAGTAGCTTCCAGCGAACCCACGGCGTCGACAACGCGATCCGTCACCGCGTCGCGCGTCATCCACACATCCTCCTCCACCGCCGCCACGCAACTGCAGCGCCGCAGCGTAAACGCCGAAGAAATGCCCAATCAAGAAACACTCAAGACGACGCTGCGCTTCTCCGCCGACGTGCTGAACGAAGACGCCAGACGACGCATGACGCGCTCGCGACCGATGCAAGACATCATCGAACTCGCACGCATCACGCTCGACTCTGCCAAACGATGGCAGGACCTGCTGCCCGACGAAGTCTCGAACGAAGAGGAGGAAATCGCCGCCCAACGCGTCGCAGATGTCATCTTCAACCTGTCCTCCTTCCTGCGCTCGCACGCGTAAAAGAGGGGTTTCAACGCCGCGACATCATATTCGGTGTGTGTGAGAAAAACCAATCGTTGTGCTGATATGCTCCACGTTAAATACGTTACGCATGGAAGGGGCGCGCACGGTGCCAATAACGGACGTTTCCGAGCTGGATCGGCTCCTGAAGGAGTCTTTCGATCCGAATCGCTATCCGGAGAACAACTCCATCATCAACAGGCCTGCGATGTCGGACATCATACACTTCTTTGACGGCTTCGCCAACAAGGACAAGTATGACCAGCACCGCGCCGTCGGGTTGCGTCGACTGCGGCGCGGCGAACCGGTGCCGCGCGCGCTGGACGTGGAGCACGAGACCATGGAGAAGTTCCGCGCGCGCCGACAGGCGGTGCAACGCGAAGAACAGCGCATTCTGGATAAGAAGCTTGGAAGGTCGCATAAGCGCAAAGAGGAGGAAGAGGAGGAAGAGGAAGAAGAAGAAGAAGAAGAGGAGGAAGAAGAGGAGGAGGAGGAGGAGACGGAGCAGGAGCGACGCGACCGAATTCGCATGGAGCGCCGGTTGATGAAACAGCATCGCGGCGCTTCGACGGCGAGTTCGACCGTTTCTTCTCGTGCAAAGACTGTTGTCGCAGCCGTGCCCGCCACGGATGAACTGCGCCGGCTCTTTACGCTGAACGTGACGAGCGAAATTCGGAGACTGCGGCAGGAAATTACCAGTTTGGGGGAAACGGTCGGGTACCGCATTCGCACGCCGCTGACGGGCAGCTTGGAGGAGCATCAGCAGGAGTTCAACGAGGTGCAGCAACAGATTGAGAAGAATCAGTACACGGAAACGTACTGGCAGAATATGCTGATTGCGCTGAAGACGGTGGAGTCGCTGAACGCGTGGTCGGGCAAGCCGCTGGAGTTGGACGACCTGGATCTGCACTTTGAAAAGAACATTGGCTACGCTCGGTTTCGCCCGCAGCTGGAGCGTTTGTACCATCAGTACCACTGGACGACGGGCACGAAGCCGCCGATGCAGGAGATTGTGCGCATGATGGGCACTTACATTTGGAAGTATCACTGGGACCAGAAGAAGAACAAGAGCCGCGCGAAGGAGCGAAGACGGCAGGAGCCGCGAAACGTGCGCGTGGTGGAGCGTCGAGAGCGACCGAGCGAGGACGCGGGCGGCTTGGGCGGCATTGCGGGGGCGCTGAGCGGTCTGTTTGGTGCGGGCGGAGGAGGTTTAGGAGGTTTAGGAGGAGGAGGAGGAGGAGCGGGCGGCGACAACCCGATCGCGAGCATTCTGCAAAACTTGACGGGGCAAGCGGGCGCCGCCGCCGGAGCCGAAGGCGCCATGAACGGAGACTTTTTGCAGAACGTCATCAGCCAAACGCTCAACTCGTTCCTGGGGGCGGGGGCGCCGACCGTGCCGAGAGCGTCGTCCAACGTGGAGATGCTGCCGGACGCCGCCGCGCCGCGCCTTCGAGATCGCGACACGCGGTCCTCCTCTTTGCTGTCCAACGCGCAGAAACGAACACAAAAGTCCAAGAAGGCGCAAGAAGAGGAGGACGAAGAGGACGAAGAAGATGAAGAGGAGGAAGATGACGATGATGAGGACGACGACGACGAGGACGACGAGGAGGAGGAGGAGGAGGATAGTGATGAAGAGGAGGAAGAGGAGGAGGATGAAGAGGAGGATGAAGAGGAGGACAAGGAGGAGGAGGAGGATAGTGATGATGAGGAGGAAGAAGAGGAGGATCCGCGAGCTCGGCGACGTGCTGCCGCCTCCGGTTCCACCATCGCGCCCCCTCGACGCACTTCATCCGCCGCCTCCTTCGCGCGCCGGTCGGCCTCGACCGTCACGCCCGTCAAGCGCCCTTCGCGCATCTCGCCGCACAACTCCATCAGCGTCCTCGCCGCCTCCGGAAAGAAGCTTCCCGCCGTCCGCGAAGAATCACTCGCCGACGTCGCCGACAGCGACCAAGAAGGAGCGCGCGGAGACACCTTCGCTGCCCCCATCCGCCTCCGACGCCTGAAGTGAACGCTAGAAACAAACGATTGTACATTCATCACAACAAATATCATGAGAAAGAATATCTGTGGAACCTTCTTTGAATCGGAAGGCGCACGCCGTGGTGGAATCACAAAGCCCGCCCCCCACGCGACCGACTGCATGTCCTGCGCCTTCTCCATCTTTCAGCTTCCGCGCTCCGCTCCCCAGCGGATCATTCGAAAGCAGTACCTTCGCCTGATGCTGACCGTGCACCCCGATCGCGCCGGTCTTCAAAGCACAGAGCAGGCGCAGCTGGTTACGTGGGCGAACCGCATGATCGGAACGGAGGATGCGCGCGCACACTACGAGACGCAATTGCACGAGGATGGCTGCAGCTGCTGTGCTGCTTTTCGCGAGGAGGATGTGGGTGCGGAGCAGGATGCGAGCGAGGAGCAGGACGGCGTCAAAGTTGCGCTTCCGACGTCGCTGCTGTACCCGCCGCACCTGATGGTGTCGCCGTGTCCGAACGCGCACTCGTCGGTACTCTTTGTGGTGGCCGTCGGACCCGAAAGCGCCGGCAAGTCGACGCTGCTGAACCGTTTGCTGGGCGCGCCCCTGTTTGCGGTTGCGCGCGCGCGCTGCACGCGCATGGTGATCGAGGTGCGGCTGCGCACCAGCGCCGACCCCTTTGTGTCTGCCGACTTTGTGCGCAACGACCAGCTGCTTTCGCATCAAGTTCAGCCCGCCCCGGACGCCGCGAACCTGACTGACCTTCCGATCTCGCAAGTGGCTACGTTGCTGATTCAGAGAACGGAACATCTCGCGCAACAGGATGCCTTCGACGAGACGCAGCGACTTGTTCTCACCATTCTGCACCCTTCGCTGCCCAACATCAGCCTGATCGACACGCCCGGCGCCACGTCGGACGCGCACAGCGAGGTCACGCGCCGCATTGCGCAAACGTGCCTTCAACTGACGCAGGAGCAGCGCGCCCAGACGGGCGGGCGACTGCTGTTGCTTATGTTGCACAACATGACGTCGCCGCACTCTTCGAACGCCGCCATCTCGCATCCTTTCATGTTGCCGAAGCATGCGCACCACCACGTGGCGGTTTTGATGACCAAGTGCGACGTGCGCGAGTCGGACCAGGAGGATCTCGAGCGTGCCATGCGACAGGAACGGTCGACGCTTTGCGCGGAGGCGGTGGCGCGGCTGCACGACTGCAACGTGTCGGATCTGAAGTGCATTCACGTAGCGAGCCGGACCGGGCGCGACCAGACCATGAGCTCCATGGAGGCGTTCGAACAGGCGCAACTGGGAACCGGGCACGGCGTGCGCGCACTGCTGGCGCACGTCTCCAGCCTGCTCGGGTCGTGCACGCAACTCTACGAGCGGGCCAGCGCCGCCGGACTCAGCGACCATCTGCGCCACGTGCTCGGCTGCCTTTCGCGGCGTGTGCGACTTCAGGGGCAAAACTCAGCCGCATTCTGCAGCGAAGGTCGTCTCTTTGTTGGCGACGTGCTACTTTTTGGCACGGTTGGATCGACGGTTACGAGGGTGGTCGGCGACTCGGCGAGTCTTTCACATCCCTTTCATTCTCCATCTCCGATGAATCTGAATGTCGGCGCTTCGATGGTGGATGTGATGGCTCGTGTTTTGCAACCATTGGAATATGCACAGTCGCAGCAGTTTAAGGACATGTTGTACGCCAACAACGTACTCAAGGACAATGTGCTGCTTGGCGACTTTTCGGAGTTGGAGAGATTTTTTGCAGAGATGGTTGAGCGCGCGATGCATGCGGCGCGCGAGACGGTGCGTGCGCAGCTGATGCTGCGTTTGGAGAGTGTTTTGCAGTCGTGGGCTGGAATATCTAGAAAGTCGCTCACCATGCAAGGTTACTTTACAAGTGCACACTGTCTGTACGGCGGTGGCGTGGACGATTCGTGGGTTGGAGCGCTGGTGACCGGCGCCGGTATCGCGCCCGGCACGCGGGTCACGTCGGTGCAAGGAACGCAGGTTTGGATCTCAAAGTCGGCACAAAATGCCTCACATACGCAGTACACGCTCAAGCTTGAGCGCGGCAACCTGCAGGCAGAGCTCGATGCCTGTCGCGCCGACGCTTTGCGTGTGCTGGATGGTGTTTTGCAGCTGGATGCAACGACCGAATTGCCTGCTGAGTTGACGCGCGTGGATGTCGCCGGGGTTGGTTTGCCTCCGCTTTGCGACGAGGCATTCTGTATCGGTACTGTGCACACCTATTGCCGGTCGCTGTTCCCGATGCACATCATTCGTCAGCAAATGGTGCAGTCCTGTTTGGTGCGACCGCTCACGCGACTTTTTGAACAAGAGAGCTGGACCGACTTTGAGGCTGCCGCTCGGGACCGCAACCTTTCGCACCTCGAAGAGACGGCGCTTTTTGAGCGATGGCGGTCAACCATGCGCGACGTAAGTTTCTGATAAACCGAAGGTCATCGTCGAACGCCGCATCTCTCTGCTCCAAGGCGACGTGGTGCCTTTGGATTTTCCGAAGTGACGGTGCGCTCCGGTCTGCGCATCGGGTGAGATGTTCATGTACGGAATGATAGTAAAAGGGGTCTCGAAGCTCGAGTAAAATGGCTGCACCGAAACTCTCGAACCAGCAACTTCTGGAGCGGATTGCGCAGTTGGTGGACGACAATGGTCCTGCGCCGCGCGACGAGCGATCCTACGAGGAGCGTCACGGGTTGACGACACCGCTAAAGGTGGGCGATCTGTTTACGCGTCGTTCAATTTATGATCAGAGCGTGAATGCAGATCAGTCTGTGCGCGAGAACACGCTGACGACGGAGCAGACTCGTCGCATGTTCCGTCAGTCCTTCATTGACGCGGACGAGGATAGCGAAATCCCCGTGTACGAGCCGGCGGGCGGGCGGTGCCCTCCCGACATGGTGGGGGTCAACTACCGCGACATTCGGAAGAACAAGGAGCTTATGCTTGCCGTCGCCTCCTTGGTCGGTGCTCAGGTGTTTCGCATCGACAAGGATGACGGCAGCCACGTGTTTTGCGTGAACGAACCCGCTTTCTCGCGCGTGAAGAAGCACATCAAGCACCAGCGCGACCGGCGGCGGTTGGCGGTGGAGCGCGCCGTCCGCAACCTGGCTCGCGAGCGCATGCAGACCATGAGCACCAAGGTGGCGACCGACATTCGTGAGCTCGCGGAGCAAGTCAAGAAGACGCTTCGCGACAATGCAGACGTATCGTGCTAGACGCAAAGCTCCAACGCGTAGATGGTCATGGTCATCGGCGTGGCGCTGGACGGCGCGATCGCGGTCTCTGTGGCGGCGCGAGCCCGTTTCGTGCGCGGCGGGGCGGTGCTTGTGACGCCGGCAGCCTGCGCCGCTGCCACGAGCGCTGCGTGAAGTTCGGCATCATGAAAGTGAAACGCGAGTTGGTAGGCAAACCGCAGCGGCGAATCGTCGGTGACGCGCAGCGATCGTTTGTTGACGTCGGGCTCGAGCTCGTTCCGGATCACGTCCTCCACGCCGCCGGGGAAGAGAGCCAGTCTTGCGATGAGCCACAGGTCGTCGCGCGCCGCCTCCTGGTGCGGCAGCTGCAGCGCCGATCGCAGTTGCCCCGGGTCAATCGGCGGCTTGCGGGGGTCCAGAAAACTAGCGAGCACGAAGACAGGTCCTGCGTTGCAATGCCACCCAATGTACTTGGCGCGGTCTCCGCGCCCGCGGTCGCTGCGCTCCACTTCTCCCACCAAAATGTCGCGCATCGCGGGAATGGAACGCGCGTCGGTGCAGCGGCGCACGACGGCGGGACCCAGACGCAAATCGTAGCCGCGATCCTTCTTCTTGAACCAAATGTTCATCGCGCGCCCGCTGACGCCGCCGGTACGCAACTCGCGCGCTTCACCGTAGTAGTGATTGATGTCGCCGGTGGATGCGTCAATCGCCTCGCGCGGAATCGTGATCGGCTTGCACACCTCACCAAACACCCAGTGCGTACCGATAAAGGCACTCACCTGCGCGCGCAGCGTCGGAAAGGAGCTCATAGTTTGTATATTGCACCAAAAATTCGCCATGGACTGGTTCACGCTCGCCTCCTTTGAGGGCACCGAGGAGCGCTTCTCGGCGCCGCGCGACGCTTGGCTGGCGGGGCTGGTGACGCGCGTGGTGGATGGCGACACGGTGGACCTTTGCGTGCAGCTTCCGTGCGTGCGACACGCGCTCGTGTACCGGGCGCGACTGCTGGGCATCAACGCGCCCGAAACGCATACGCGCAACGCGGAAGAAAAGAGCGCCGGACTCGCAAGCGCCGACTTCCTGCGCAACCTCGTCGAAGGACGCAAAGTGTGCGCGCACGTGCAGGGCGACGACATGTACGGGCGACTTTTGGTGCACCTTTTCCTGCCCGATCAGAACGCGCTCCAAACCAACGCACTGACGTATCCGCTGTACTATCTGCTGCACCGCTACCTGGGCGTTTCGTGGCTGATCACGTCGGAGCAGATGCTGCACGTGAACGGCGCTATGATCGAGCAAGGTCATGCGGTGGAGTACGACGGAAAAGGCAAGCGAGCGGCGTTCGTTTCCTCGCAAAGAGATAATTAAATCTTGCCGCCATGCCGCCGAAGTCGTCATCCGTCGTCGCAAATCGAGCGTTCCACATTGCGCCGCGACCGACCGACAAGGCGCGCCGACAGCACGAAGTAGACGCAAGAGAGCTTGTGCGACACCGACGCGACGCTTTGCGGCATCGATCGCGCCGAGAACAGGAGGAGGAGGAGGAAGAGGAAGAGGAAGACGAGGAGGAGTATGAGGAGGAAGAGGAGGAGCAGCGTGGTGCGGCGGCGGCGTCGAAAGTTAGTTCCATCTCTTCGGTTTTGTCATCCAGCAGGCGAAGGGCCGCGCAGAAAGGGTCGGCTTCCGCGCTGCACAAGGTGTCGCCGTCGCTGCTTCGGTCGTCGGAGAAGGCGACGCGCGCGGCGTTGCTTTCGGCGATCGCGCGCAGTCAGGTCAGCGACACGCACCTTTTGTCGGCGCCCGCCTTTCAGCGCCACGTCGACATGCTCGCCCAAAGCGCCGGCGTCACCGTCGGCGTCGAAGTCATCGCGCTGCTGCAAGAGGCGGTCGAAAGCTACCTCGTCGATCTGTTCACGCACGCGCGCAACGTCGCCGCCCACGCCTGCCGCGATCGCGTCGACGGCGCCGACATCCGCATCGTCTGCGACATACGCAGCGACCACCTTCGCTTTCCCCCCGCGTAGCACGACAACACTTGAAGTCAGGATGAGTCTGAATCTGGATTGATCCGACTCGACGCGCCCATGATAAACTAAACGTAACAGAATCCCCACCATGTTGCGACACGCATGTACGTCAGGTCGCTGTAGAGTAGCTCGGACCTTTCATCTTAGCTACGCGTGTCGGTTTTCAAAACGTCCAATCCAATACGACGCCATCGCAGCTCGAAAGCTTCGTACAGAACCGGCGTGCAGTTCGTGTGAGGTCCGCACGCGCCTTGTGCATCGCATCGAAGAGCTGGAGGTTTCGCGCGCGATGTGGGGTGCGTATGCGTTCATTGTGGCGACATTGGTTCCGTGCATTTTGTTGGATCCGCACGTGGACTCGCACATGGCGTCGATTCTGTCTCCGTAGCGCGTGCTTTCTTCAACGCAGCTTGGACATGAAGGAGTATTGCACGGTGGTGCCGCGCCTTACCGTCGTCGAAGGGCGCGGTCGCGAGGACGCAGAAGTAGATGCGTCGCCCTCTTCGCGTTCCCGTTTCGCGTCATGTATTTGCGGAGATGATCGCTTCGCAATGTTGCGGCGACGCAGCTCCATGATCTGGTCACACTCCGTCTGCATCACGGGGGCGTCAAACACAATATAGTCGGATTCGTTCTCGTGCAGACACACAAGGCACATGCCGCTGATGCGCATTCCGTAGTAGCGTTCCAGCATCCAGCGGTACAGGTTCAGCTGCACATAGTACTCGACGATGGTTTCGTCCGCGTGCTCCGACAAAGGGCCGGTGGCTCGTTTGCGCGTGCGCTGCAACACGGGCAGCACATCGTCGTAGCTGTAAATCTGTTTGCGGCGTGCAGGATCCACCTTGCGTGCAAGCTCCGCCAGCTTGGTGCTGCGCTTCCAGTCCACGATGGCGTACGATCCATCCGCCTCGCAGCGCATGATGGCGTCGATGGAGCCGGCAACGTCCTCTGGTTCGCCGAAAATCTCCCATTCCGTGCGGTACGGCGTCCACGATCGCGCGCGCATGCACTCGTCGCGAAAGCGCGCAAACTGATGCATTTCGACATCCTCCGCGTTGAAGGGCAGTCCGTTCAGAGAAAGCTCAATGTTCCAGTGCATCCAGGTGCCCATGTTGGACGCAAGTTGCCCGTTCACGTCCCACTGCGCCTTGATTTCCTCTGCGTTCATCATCTCTCCGTTCTCCTTGCGATACTTTTCGTTCTTGGTCCAGTTGACGCCGTGTATCATGCGCGAGATAACGGTGTCGGCGTTGAACTGGCTAAAGTAGCCGTGCTTCAGCGACGTCACCGAGGTTCCGACCGCGACGCCATCCACGTAGTAAATGTGCGGGATCTCGTCAAAGCGAATGCGAGCGTCGCGTGGGTGCGGGTTCGCGGTGGAGAGCGGCTTGTCGAAGTGCGGCGGCGGCGTAAAGTCGCCGCGCAGAAACGAAAGCGGGCGCGGCGGCGGGGCGGTGATGCGGACGTCGCCGGATTCAGCCGCCATTGTCTCACAGTTCATAATTCGACGCAGTGCATCCTTCGGTAGGATGGGAACAGGAAGAAGGTGGCGTCCTCGGACAGCGAAACTAGCGCTTCTTCACTCAGCAGCACCGTGTTGCCGTCCACGACGCTTTCGACGTACGTGTTGCGCGGCAGCACGTTGGGGGTGCTGCACAGGACGTTCCAGTTCTGCACATGTTCGAGTGTGGTGGTTTCGTCGCTCTCCGACATCAACACGCGCCGGTCCACGCCGATGCGGCCGCGCAGCACCGTCTCGGGCGCAGACTCCAGGAAGGACGCCAACGTCGGCGGCTCTGCCACCGCATCGTCCTCGTGCAGCAGCTCCTTGTGGCGCCATCGGTTGTTGATCTTCCAAAACGCCTTCTCCGCGTCGGTGAACGGGCGCGGGTACTGCAGAATCTCGTGCACCTGCTCCACCTTCTTGTCGAACACCATGCGCGACACGCGCGCCGCGATCAGCATAGTCAGCGCGTTCACGTCCAGCAGCTTCACGCAGCGGTCCGTCATGTCGCCGCTTCCGTAGCCGTCCGTCATGCGCATCATGTCGTGCACCGACAAACTGTGCACGAGACGCGAGAACCGGGGCGGAACCACATCGACGAAGCGCTGCGGCCAGTCGATCGGAACGGGGATCTCCGGCATCGGCGTCTCGTGATGCATCACAAGAAAGCGCACAACGATCGCGAGGTCGCTGCCCAGCACGAACGGAAGCGGAAACGTCGTCTCCGTGCCGCCATCCTCCAGCTGCGAATCAAAGTACCGACTCGAGCGGAGCGCGTCCAGCGGCAGCTCGAACGCGACGCCGTCCAGCGACACCAACCGCGCGAGCGCCATGCGGAGGCGGGCGCGCGTTGTGAGGCGACCGATTCAAAGTCGATTCAGAACGTTCCGCTGCTCTTCCGTCCAACTGTCAAATACATTTAGCAAAGTGTCGGCGAGCAGCGGCGATTGCAGTGCGCGCGCCAAACAGAACAAGTGAAGGCTGGCTGCGCCGCGTCGCCCGCTCGGTCGCGCCGCGTCCCAGTCCGCCGACACGTACCATGTCACGTCTCGATCCACGTTGGCGATCAACTGCGACGGCGACAGCGGCGTCGAAAGCTGCACGACGCTGCACAACGACACGACGGTTTCAATCAGCGACGAAAAGGAACTGGCGCTCCGAAGCTGCATGGCGCGCTCGTCGCTCGCGAGCGTGACATCGCTGACGTACTCTGTCACGATCACGTGCCCGCCGAACGCGATCAACGGTACGGCGGAGTCGGCAGCGAGTGCGATCATGTCGGCTTCGTGTTTTGCGTCGTTCGGGTCGTCGCGCACGGTGAACACGACGCGCGTGGCGTTCCAAAGTCCCGTGATCAGCCACCGTCCGTTTCGGTGCCGCAGTATGTGCTGCACCGCGACGTTGGACGGACGCGTGGGGCTCGCGCGCAACACTGCCAAAAAGGCGCGCAAATGAGCCAGCACGGGGGCGATGGCGTGAGGCGCCGCTTCGCGCTCCAGTTGCTCGGCAGCGACGCTGACCTTGAACTCCGACGCCGCTTCGTTCTGAATCTTTTCTGGCGTTGGGTGCGCAACTTCGTCGGTTTGCGTCGAAAGGAGCGACAACGCATCCTTGCGCAGGCCCCACGCGATGGCAGCCTGGTTCAGCGATCTCCACGTGGGTCCGAAACGCTCGATCGGTCGCCCGGTTTTCGGGTTGCGGTCCTCTTCGCGCACAAAGGCGATGCTTTGCGCAAACGTAAAGCCGGCGCGGTACTCCCCCTCCGACGGGCTCGTGTATTCGTCTACGTCGGTAGAGGCGGCGTGCGAAAAGCGCCCCTTTGCGGAAGACCCCACGTCACTGTGGAACAGCTCAGTACGACAGGTTTTACTCGAGGTTATCTCGGTCCTACTGGACCTCAAACCTCTCATTTCAACCTGACGCAATAGTTGTCCGCGACCCGCAACGTGAAGAGGCGGCGTCTGAGAGGCTTGAGGTCCGTTCGGCAGAGCGCTGAGAAAACCTCGAACGGAAGCCGACGTACCGAGCTCGCGAAGCGCCACGGTGACGGGTGCCAACGTTGGTTCGGTGCGTGTGATTGTAGGTGCAGATTCGTGCTTGCTTTCGTGCTCCTCCGGCAGCGACATGGCGTCGACGCCCGTTAAGCGATGGTATTCGGAGGCGTGAATCACGCCGCGCGCGTAAGCAAAGTCGCCGCTCGCGGTGCGGTGCGTCAATCGAACACGAAATGGGCATCTTCCTGGACCGATAAAGACGCCCCACGCCACCGATCTCGCATCTCGGTCCAGCGAAATCGAGGGAGTCGCAAACGTCACGACCCGTTTGCGCTCCGTGTTGGAGCTGCTTGGGGCGTCGGAATTTCCACCAACTTTCGTCGTTGCTTCGCGTGCCGGACCCTGCGAGGTTTGCGCCAACGAAGCGCCGTCGGATCGACGCATGAATGCAGAAGCGCAGTTTAAATAAATACCAACAGCAATGTCATCCGTGTCCACCTCCAAGTTGAACGCCATCTCTTCCGACGCCAGTGGCGTGGAGCGCGTGTTGGCAGCGATCGATCGTCACGATAAGGTTGCGATTCTGTTCTCCGGCCCCGGCTGCCGCTCGTGCAGCGTCGTGAAGCGCGGCTTGCGTTTGAACGGCGTCGTGTTCGAAGCGGATGTCGTGCAGAATGCAGATTTGGCGGATGCGTACAGTATCAGTCGAACTCCGACGCTGGTTTTGTTGAATCGCGACGGCGTCGTGGATCGCTTGACGTCGTCCGATCCGGACGAAATGAATCGCCTTTGTCGACGAAATGCATGATATGCTGGAGAAGCGTGTGAGGTGACGTGTGTCGTATTGGAGCAGACGTTTTGAGGACCGACACGCGTAGCTAAGATGAAACGTCGTGGAAATCGCGACGCTCCGAGCTACTCCAAAGCGACGTGGAAGAGCGTGAGGTGACGTGTGAGAGATTTGTTGTGAGGTGTTGTTGCGATTGTTCACATGACGTTAGGGTGGGGAGTGAGTTAGATGACCATGCACATTACATTAAAAGCCAAGCACAACTTGTCAAGCACGATGGCGGTTCACAAGACGAAGTCGCGGTCGCAGAAGTCGAAGTCGCGGTCGCAGAAGTCGAAGTCCAAGTCGCGTTCGGCGTCCTCGCGCAAGATTGTGTTGCGTCCGTCGAAGTTGGTGTCGATCAAGCATCAGGGCTCTCGTATGCGCAAGGGTTTTTCGTTGACGATCCGCCGTGTGGCGACCAAGGGCAAGACGGCGTCGAAGTTTGCGCTGAGCATCAAGCGCGGCAAGACCGTGACGAAGGCGGTGTCGTGCAAGCGCTCCAAGTGCTCGAAGACGGCGGCGTCGAAGTCGAAGAAGCACCTGAAGCTGCGCGTGAAGCTGAGCCTGAAGTCGCGTTCGGTGAACATCAATGGCTACATTGTGAAGTTCAAGTCCCTGAAGGCGCTGCTGAAGCTGCTGCGTCTGCTGGGCTTGAAGACGGCGATCAAGGCGGTGCGTTCGCTGATCAAGAAGCGCAAGTCGCTGCGCTCGAAGGCGAGCAAGTCCAAGAAGACGGTGCGCAAGTCGCTGCGCTCCAAGTCCAAGAAGACCAAGAAGTCCAAGAAGACGGCGCGCAAGTCGCTGCGCTCCAAGTCCAAGAAGACCAAGAAGACGGCGCGCAAGTCGCTGCGTTCCAAGTCGCTGCGTTCCAAGTCGCGGTCCAAGTCGCTGCGTTCCAAGTCGCGGTCCAAGTCGCTGCGCTCCAAGTCGCGGTCCAAGTCCCGGTCCAAGTAAGTTTCTCCTTTCCAAGTCGGCCTCCGAATAGTCCGGACGTGAAAATGTTCCGGATCGAAGTATGAGTCTCGCTCGCGTGATTGTCATGCTGATTTCGCTTTCCTGCTTCTCATCAACCACACACACACACACACACACACAACAAAAACGCACGCATGCGCACTTCTTTTAGCAGCACAGATGCGTTGGGGGTCGTTGTAGCAGCGTGCTGTGTCGGGACTTGTATTTTGGGTCATTCTGTTGCGTAGTAACAGGATAAAAGACTTTGAATCATGGCGTCGCGTCCATCGCACGAGACTTTGTTGCAGCAGTCGGGTCCTCCGTCCAAGTTCAATTTGGAGTCGTTTCCGAGCGAGTACCGCAAGGTGATTGCGGTGGGGGCGAAAGCGTCGCAGGCGGGCGCGCGCGGCGTGCACGATCCGTCGGTCATAGAGATGGAGCGTCGATTGGGGTTGGATCCGGGTCACGATGCGCAGGCGATGGCGCGCACGGATGTAGCTCATTTGCACGAGATGCGCGACCAGGTTCGTCGTCGCGGCACGAGTGCGGGCGGCGTTGCGACGGGGGCGGATGCGGCGCAGCAGCACGCGATGCAGGATGCGTTTGGTGGTGGTGGTGGTGGCGGTGGTCCGATGCGGGCGGCGTCGGGGTCGTCGATGCGGATTGCGCATCCGGAGGCTCGCGCGCGTTACATGGAGACGATGGGTCGCATTACAGCGCTGCAGAATGCGCCGGTGCAGCCTCGTCCAGTGTATGTCTACGGAACTCCGCCGGAGCGGCGCGAGAATGCCGACGCCTTTCGCTTCACATTGTACGTCATGCCGACGGAGGGTGTGCGTGGCAAGAAGATGGATGGAAACTGCGACGCGTTGTTGAAGTACACGAACCGCAATTGTGCGTCGATTCGGGACTTGATGTATGTTCAGGACATTACGAGTCTGCCGAAGTTGCCGTCGTGGTTGAATCAGGTGCCGGCTTTGTTGGATCGTTCGACGAGCAACGTGTATTTCGGTACGAATGCAAAGTCGTTTGTGGATGAGGCAATTGGGCGTGAGAATACAGCGACGCGCGCGTACGTTTCGCAGGCGATGCGAGAGCGCGACCAGTTGGTGCGTTCGTACCAGGCGGAGATGGATGCGATCGCGGCTCGGTATGGTGAGCGAGTGGAGGAGCGTCAAATGTCGGGGGGTTTGGGGGCGGGGCCGGCGGGTTCGGGGGGCTCGGAGCAGCAGGACACGGAGGGCGGCTATTTGATGCCGCCGGAGGACGAAATGGAGGATTTGCATGTCTTTGATGAGGACAAGCCGGACACTTTGGATCCGGAGCAGCTGATCCAGAACCCAACGATCCAGTCGCGCATGCAACGTTCGCCCGGTCAGCAGTACGACGCGACGCAGCACGTGCCGGAGCGTTCGATGCCGGGCGGTATGCGAGGCGGCGGCGGCGGCGGCGGTCAGCGTCAAATGATTTCGGGGCTGGACATTAGCGGGCTGAACTTGAGCTTTCGGAAGTGAAGATTCGAGGTCGATCAAAGCGACGTGCTTCAGTAGCTTCGTGTTTTGTTGGCTTTTTGCGCCCATCTCACACCACCACCACGCGCGCGGACGGGCTGACGTTCACTTCGCGCGTGTGCGTGATCACTCGCAGTTGTTCGACGCGCGCCGAAAGCTCCTCGCCGGTCAAGCAGTCGCGGTAGACGATGGTGATGGGTCCGTCGCTCGCCAGCAGCACGCGGTCGGGTCCGACGTGCACCGTCGTGGCGGCTTCGAGCGGAGGCAGGATGTTGTCGTGCAGCGAGTTCATGTCGTGTGTGTGTGGGGGGAAGCAGGTTCTGCCGACCCCTTTTTGTTTTCTCCAGAACATTCTCTGCGAATTCAACGTGGAGCTTTCGTCATCGTGTCGCATGGAGACCGACAACGACGCCGTGCACTCCGCCCTCGTGCAAAGCGGCGCCACCGCCGCCTTCCACCGCGTCACGCGCAAGGTGGCGACGCCAGAAGAGATGCGCAAAAACGCCCATCTCTTTACGCGCGTCGCCCAACAGCGCATGCTGGACATTCACGTTCTGCTGCGAAGCGCCCAACCCAGCAGCGCATCCCGCAACGTCGAAATCGTCTGCTCCAACGCGCACCGAACGCGCGCCAGTGCGCGCTGGCGACAGATCGCCATGCAAAGCGTCGGTCCGCGCGTCGCCACCGTTCCCGTCCCCATGAGTCAGTGGCCGCGATCCACGCAGATTCCGTGCTGGACGTGCGAAGAGACGTTCGACACGCCCCCGATGCCGCTCGTGCTATCCTTCGAACCCAAGTTCGGCGTATTTCGCATCGAGGGCCTTTTCTGCAACGTGCGCTGCATGTTGTGGCACGCACACTCGCGCTACGGCAAAAGCGCCATGTACGCCGACATCGTGCACATGAGCAAAAACATTGCACACCTGTACTTTGACATCCCCATGAGCCACTTGTACGGCGTGCTGCCCGCCCCCGACCCCAAGAAAACGTTGCGCAAGTATCAGCCGGACGGAGGTTTAAGCGTGGAGGAGTATCGCGACGCCCGGTTCGTTGCGCGCGCGGCGCCGGTGCAGGAGCCGCCCTTCCTGAGCTTCTCGGTGGTGCTGGAAGCGACGAGCGCGCGCGAACGGGACCCGACCACGAACGCGCGCGTCGTGAACGCGGGAGAGGAGAGCTCGACCATGGATCCTTCGCTGGCGGGCATGAAGCGCCCGATCGGCGCCGTCAGCGTCGCCGTCGCCGGCACGCACCAGCGCGACGAGCGCACGCAACAGCTCAGCGAAGCTATGAACGTGCTCACCACGCTGCCCGACGCGCACCTCGGTCGTCTGCCGGCCGGCGTGCGACGCGTCATCCGCGCCGACAAGGAAAAGCATTACGGAACATCGGAGCTTCCGCAGACGGTTGCCGAGCATGCCAACGAAGCCCCCGAGGCGGCACCCAAGACGAAAGCAGCACCCGCCGCCGCCGCCGCCAGCAAACGAGCTCGAGCCGCGACAAAAAAGTGAGAGACCGCCAAGCACGTCGCTTTGGAGTAGCTCGGAGCGTCGCGATTTCCACGACGTTTTATCTTAGCTACGCGTGTCGGTCCTCAAGACGTCCGCTCCAATACGACGCACTAAGAGCTCATTTCGCTTGACGCTTCACTGCCCAAACACTCGAGAACATAGCGCCACTCCTGCTGGCTCAAAATGCTCGCGCGCGTTTGCATGACGTACTCCCAAATCCGCATGCGACGCGAAACAGAATCGGCGGAATACCGGCGCGCCGCATCCACCGCGCGCGACAAAAGCTCCGACAGGTTGGAAAATTTGATCAGGACCGGGCTGTCGTGCATGAGATGCACCAGGCGCTCCGTCACCAACAGGTAGATACTTAGCTGCCATCGCTCTCGCTTCTCGATGAACACGGCTTCGCATGCGTCAAACACGCGCAGGAAGGCGCGCGCGCCCTCTTCGGCACTGAGCTGCGACAAAACCTCGATCAAAATTGAATCCACGTACGCCAGATTGAGCAGCGACCGCAAGTGAATGTGCGGACACGTGTTGGACAGTCGGACTAGTTCCGAGACCGTCAGCGCGTGCCTCGGACCGTCCGAAGCCTCCGTTTCAGACTCGCGACGCAGCACGGCTCCGTACACTCGGTGCATGGCGATCAGCAGCGCGCCAAAGTCGGGCATGCTTCGTACTTGACGTAGATACTTGCACATGTGCGTGGATACGTACGTGTCGCTTTGCGCCAGCATGCAGATAAGCTCCTGTATGCACGTCTCCATTCGTCCTGTCAAGTCACAATTACAAACTGTGATACATTTTAGCAAGAGTTTGGGTGCGCGTGTGTGTTTGTGCGTTGGGTCATGTCGCGCGCTCCGTTCGTCACGCTGAATGCGTCGACGGGGTTGTTTGAGATCAGCGAGGAGGCGGTGCGTGTGCTGGGTTCGATCAACGCTCCGTTGATTGTCTTTGCGTTGGTGGGTCCGTACCGAACGGGCAAGAGTTCGCTGCTGAACATGTTGCTTCGGCTGTTTGGGCTTTTGAACCGCAGCGGTCCGGACGCGAACGGCTTTTCGGTGGGTGAGACGACGCAGGCTTGCACGCGCGGCATTCACATGTTTACGCGCCCGGCGGCGTCGAGCGACGGTTTGCCCATTCTGTTTGTGGACACGGAGGGGTTGAATTCGACGGACCGCTCCGCGGGCGCGAACCACGACATCCAAATCTTTCTGCTGGCGGCGCTGATCGCCTCGTGTCTGGCGTACAACAGCAAGGGAACGATCGACGAGCGCGCGATCAGCGACTTATCGATCGTCGGCGAGATGGCGCGCCTTTTGCACGCTCCGGAGCCGGCGAGCGTCAAGCGCGCGCGGCCGGAGGCAGGTGGCGACGCAGAGACGGATGTCGCAGACTACATGCCGGAGCTTCTGTGGATCGTGCGCGACTTTTCGCTTCGGTTGGTGAACGCGAGCGGGCAGCCGTACTCGGCGCAGCAGTACATGGAAGAGGCGCTTGCCGCCCGCGAAGGCGCCGGCGACGCCAACGAGCTGCGGCGCGTCATCGCTTCCACCTTTCCGCACCGACACTGCGTCACCGTGCGCGTGCCGTCCGCGGAGGAGGAGCGCGTGCAGCAGCTGAACGCAACCGCCGTCACGGACCTTCGCATTGAGTTTGTGCAGGACGTGCACCAGGTTTTGCAGCACATCAAGACGCGCGCCAAGCCCAAGACGGTGGTGGATCCGCTGACGGGCGCGCGCGCGCCTTTGACCGGCGTCTCCTTTCTGCAGTACCTGCGCACCATCGTGCAAGCCGTCAACGAAGGCGCCGTGCCGCCCCTCAAATCCAACTACGCCATGCTGTCCGAGACGCAGTGCGCCTCCGCCGCCGCCGCCGCGCGCAACCTGGTCGCCACCGCGCTGCGCAACAGCTCCAAAATGAGCTCCACGTCGCCGGAGTCGCTGCTGCACGAAGCCATCGCCGTCTTCAATGCGAGATCCTTCGGTGCGCACGCCGACACGCTGCGCGCGCAGCTGGAGGAGGAGCTTCGAAGCCTGATTGACGATTCGTACGGGGCGGCGTTGCGGCGCGCGCTCGAGGAATGGGCGCGCGGCTGCAGCCACGGGTCGGAGGAGGCGCCCATTGCGCTTTGGCGCAGACAGGTGGCGCCCGTCGTTCCGTCACACCTGCAAGGCACGTTGGAGCTGGTGGTGCAAACCTTTGCGACGCGCGACGACGCCCTTCGCGAAGCGGCGGAATCTGAAATCAGCAAGGCGCAAGCCGTTCGCCCGCAGCTGGACGACCTGCGCCGCCGCTTTGCGGAGGAGATGCAGCAACGCCGCGAACTGCAGGAGCAACTCAACACCAAAGGTCTCGACCTCGAAGCTTCCGATCGAAGCCTGGAACGCGAACGCGCCAAAGCAGCTCGCCTGGAATCCGACCTCAAGGACATGCGGGAGGAGGCGACGCGCGCCAACGCCGCCGCCGCCAACGCCATCACGCTGCGCGGAGACCTGGACGACCGAAGCGCCGCCCTCGAACGCGCCAACCGAGCCCTGCTCGCGCTCGACCGAGAATTTGAGTCGCTGCAACAACAGCAACACGCCTGCCAAGCCGCCCTCTCCAGCTCCGAGTCGGAGGTGGCGCGCCTGCGCAACGTGGAGGAGCGCGCGCGACGCACCGAGCTCGCCCTGAACGCCGCCCGCTCCGAGCTCGACGAGCTGCGCGCATCGCTTTCGGCAACCGAAGCGCGCGCGTCGAAGGCGGAGGAGGAGGGCGACAGACTGCGCGTCGACGTGGTGCGCGCGCGCCGCGAACGCGACGACGCCGTCGCCGCCTCGGAACTTTCGCGCGTGGCGACCGAGTCGCAGAGTCTCTCCGTGCAACTCGAGGCGCGACAGGAGGAGATGCGGCACATGCGATCCAGACTGGACGCCATCACGCGGCGCTGCCGAGAGCTCGAAGAAGCCAAGTTCGAGCTGGAACGAACCGTGAATCGTAGCAAACGATAATCAAATAATTGATCACCGTGACCCGCAGCATGACCGACGCGGTGCTGGCGCTGCAGCAAAAGGAGTACGACGTGTCGGCGTCCGACGGCTTTCTGCTGCTCGACGTGGAGCCGGAGGAGGAGGGCAACTGCACGCGCGCCGCCGTCGACATGAAAGCGGGCAAGTACCGCGCCCTCGGCGTCATCGAAAACGCCTCCACCTTCATCACCGCATGCGCGTTCGACGGACTGCACGCCGGCGTCTGCGCCATCGCCATCGTACACACAGAACTCGCGGGACAACTGATGCTGCAAATGGTGTCACAAACCATGAACGCAACGCAATTTCGCGACGCCGTGCGCGCGCTGCCCCAAGAACCGTCCGAACCAAACTCGACCGAAAGCGCCGTGCGCGTGCTAACCAACGTGCAGCTGATGCAGCCGCACGCGTGCGTGCAGTGCGAACGAACGAGCGCGCGCGCCGTGCTGCTGACGCCGATGCCGTCGGCGTCGTATTGGAGCGGACGTTTTGAGGACCGAAAGGTCCGATGAAACGTCGTGGAAATCGCGACGCTCCGAGCTACTCCAAAGCGACGGGGTTAGATAAAGTGCCGACTGTAACCGCATTTCACCCCCGTACTCGAACGGATCACACAGTCTCAGGCGTGGCTTTTGCAGGTCGCACGGCAGCATCTCGACGCGGAAGCCTTTGTCGCTCAACACAGACATTGCGTGCAGCGTCTTGGCGATCAGCTGGCTGCAATACACGTCGCTTGGGAGTAGCTCGGAGCTCTTGTGCGACGTGTTGAAGCCCACGTTTGGAAAATACGCTTTCAGGATACGCCGCAGCACGTGACCGACAACGGAGTTGGAGTAGGAGACGTCGGCGAGTTTGGATATTTGCTCGTACACGGCTGCAGGTTGCAGCGGTCGGTTCAGGTGGCGCACGGTGACGAAGCTTCCGTCGCGTCGAAGATCCAGCCGCTGCCGCAACGGCGTCACAAAGGCGCGACGGTCGCGACCGCGCTTGTTGATCTCCCACACGAAAAGGTTCTCGGTGCACGCGTCGTCGCACACCAGCCAGGATGGACGCGGGCGAAGACGCACCAACGCGTCGTCGCGCACCACCAGCGCCACGTGATAGCTGTACGACGCCATCGACGCCTGCAGCATGAGCTTGGTGGCGTGCGCGTACGTTCCAAAGAAGAGCAGGTCGCCCGTTTGCAAAGAGGCGAGCGTCGTCTCCTTCAAACTCTCCAAGTGCTGCAGCGTCGCAAACGCCACGTACATGCACGTGCACACCAGAACAAATACAAGCAACAGCACCATCAGCACGCCCATTTCCCTGGCCCCCTTTCGTCGTGACGTTCTGAAAATGGTTGCTTTTTCAAATGCGTCGTATTCGTCAGGTTGCGCTGCGCGTGAGAGAATTTAAGTGTCGAATACACGTGAAATTCTCGAGTAAAACCTGCCGTACTGAGCTCGCGCAGCGCCACAGTGACGTTGTAGCGGACGTTTTGAGGACCGACACGCGTAGCTAAGATAAAACTTCGTGTAAATCGCGACGCTCCGAGCTACTCCCAAGCGACGTGTAAATAAATGCAAATGGAGGAGACGTCATCTGCTGAGTTGTTGCCCGGCGACTTGGCGCCGACGGAGGCGGAATCGGTGTGGGATAGTGTGGGTGCGTGGTGGAAGAGTCACTTGCGGGCGGGCGACGCGTGTGTCGAGCGCAACGCGCGCGGCGGCTTTTCGCGCTCGGTGGCGTCGCGCACGTGTCGGATATGCTTTGAGGAGGATGTAGACATGATGCGCGCCACGCGGTCGGGGTTGCATGTGTGCGGGTGTCGCGGCTTGTCGGAGTCGGTGCACGCCGACTGTTTGATGCAGTGGATCGCCAGCTCCCGCAAACTGGTGTGCGAGCTTTGCCATCAGCGATACCGGGCCAACGCGTGGCGCGACGCATCTGTTCGGGAGCGCATGCAGCAGCTTCTGGACGGCGACCTCGAACCGTCACACAAAGAGGAGCGTGATGATGAGCAGGAGGCGGTGCACACCTACGTTGCTCCAACAACCACCGCCACCATCATTGTGATGCCGTCGACGCTGCTGCTGCTTCCGTGCGCGCTTCTGTTGACGGTGTTTGGAAGTTGGGTGCAGTCGCAGCTGTTGCGCAGACGGTGCCGACGCGTCGCATCGCAAAGCGACGTCCCGCCCGTGCTGCGCGGCGCCCTGCTAGATTCCGCCACCTCCGGATTCGTTGACGTGATGCGGGAGGCTTTGCGCGCGGCGGAAAGCGTCGGTGTAGCGTAGTCACAATCGTTTCGTTTCTCTAAACTCTATCTCCGATCGGCGCTGTGCAGGATGACGGTGCGGGCTGCGTTGCCGCGCACGCTGTTCTCCGTCAGGTAGGATCTGCGGGGCGCCAATTTGTCAGAGGAGGAGGAGATGTGCACCACGGCGAAGGTGCTGCCGGGCGGAAGGCGCGAGGTGGTGAACGCAAGTTTCGTCAGCGTGGGGGCTCGTTTGATGACGGCTTTGCGTCGCGGCGCCGCCTCCGAGCCGTCGCCGTCGGCGGCGGTGCGCGCTTCCGGTTCCTCGTCGAAAGGGTCGGAGCGGTCGCGTTGATCGTAGGGAATCATCGCCGACACGACAAACGGCGAAGGCGCCGGCGCCGCGCGGCTGCGCGTCGGTGTCGGTTTGGGTGACGCGGCGTCCAGTCGCTTCTGCTTCAACTTGGAGCTTCGCACGAAACTCAGGACGCTGCTTTGCCGCGCGCGCGCCATGGCGTGCGGGCTGACAAGGCAGTTGAACACCCTCTCCTCCAGCGTGTTGATCAGAATGTCGCGGTGCGACAGGGCGCGCAAAAGTTCCGCGTTGGTAAACGCCACAACGTCGGGGTCCGCAGGCAGTTCGGCGGCGGCGGCGGCGGCAGCGGAAGAGGAGGAGGAGGAGGAAGAGCGCCGTTTCCGACTGCCCGTCGACAGCAGGATCGATGCGGAGGCTTGCACGACGGCCTCGTCATCCACAGTTGCGTTGAAGCGCCGCGCCGTGATCGTCGCCACCAGCTCGCCCACCGTCGCCTCGATGGCGTCGTGCACGACGCGCACCGCCAGCGTCGGCAAACTGGACCCTTCGCCGTCGCCGTGATACAGTCGATGCAAGCGCAGCGCAAGCTCCTCCGCCGTCCCCTCGTTCGCGAGGGCGTCGCGACGCGACGATGGCGTCGCGTTTGATAATGCGTGGTAGTTGGAGCTCGCTTGCTCGTAGATGGCGCGCGTTGTGTCGTCACCGTAAGCACCCAGAATGGCTGCGTAACCCGCGTTGTGCTCGTACTCGTCGCCATCCTCTTCCTGCTCGTCACGATCCTCGTCGTCGTCGTCGCCATCCTGCTGATCGCCCGGCTCCAGAAGCTTCAGCGTCACGGCGTGCTCGTCTTCACTCACCAGAAATAATTTCAGCACCAGTTGCTTATTGAATTGCGGATCGCGCAGCACCTCCGCCACCGCATCGTTCACCTGCATGCGGTACTGCTGCAGAAGGTTCAGCACTGGGCACATGATGGCGTACACTGCCACGCGCTGTGCGTTGGCGGCGGACCACGTAAGCATCAAGCGATCGATCTCTTCCGTCGAGTCGGCGATGCGTTCGCGCAGCCGAGCATCTTTCAGGTAGTCTTTGGGCACACGGTTGCTGACTTCGGCGGACCTTGAATCTCCGCTGCGTCGCGCTCGCATCAGTTCCTGTTCGATGACGCGCTGCAGGGAGACGGCGTAGTTGACGCCGTTCAGCGAGATGGCGGTTTGCGCCACTTTGACGGCGTCCAGGTTGCGCAGCGCTTCCCGCACCATGGGCGCCGTGATGGGCATTAGCGGGTGCGTGATGGGGGCGGAGAAGAAGGCGCCCATGTCGAAGGCGGCTTCGAGCGCCGCCCGTGTATCGTCGGTCATGACGCCGCGCAAGGTGGAGGTCAGGTCTGCGTGCACGCGCCCCAGAAAGTCCATGCAGTGCGGCGGCATGAGGTTGTTCATGGAGGACATTGCCATTTCGATAAACTCATTCGTCTCGTTGGCAAATGTCTCCGCGGTGCGAAAGGCCCGATCGCGCACGTGCACCGAGAAGTCGTTCCAGTTGGAGGGCTCGCGCAGCCGGAAAATGTCGACCGACTCCGAAGCCGCCTCCGCCAACTGCACCGCCCGCGCCTTGCACTCGCTGATCACCGCCGCCGTCTCGGCAAACAAATCTCGCATACGATTGTACACGTCGCTGTGCACCAGGTACAGAAACGTGATCGAATAGATTCTGCGCTTTCTGTCGTCGCGCGAAATCATCAGTTCGCAAGTTGTATTTTCCTTTAACGACACGATTGCTAAATCGTCATCTCACTCACGTCGCGTAACGTATCTTTTCGTAATGATGTGTATCTTACGCGTCGTACAGCGCGAGACCGGCTTCGTAGTGCGCGATGGAGTTGCCGGTCACTTGCGAGGCGCGGACGGTGCCGGTGAGGACGGCGGTGCGGGCGTCCGAGGCGAGCTTCCACTGCGCGACGGCGTTGCGCTCGACGGCGTACATGACGGTTCCGTGCCAAAGGTTCGAGAAGGCGGTCGTGAACGCCAGCACCGCCAGCGCAAACGTGCCGACCGTCGACGGCGCCACAGCGGGCGCCACAGCGGGCGCGGCAGCGGCCTCCGGAGCCGCGGCATCGGACGCCACAGCGGGCGCGGACGCGGCAGCGGCATCGGAAGCGGCAGCAGCGGGCGCGGCATCGGAAGCGGCAGCAGCGGGCGCGGAAGCGGCAGACTCCTCCGCAACCTCCTGCTTCTTCTCCTCAGCCTGCTCCTCCACCGCGGGCGCCGTTACCACCGCGGGCGCCGGCGCCGGCGTCATAAGAGCCTTCTGCTGCTGCGCGTGCAAATCCGCCGCCAGCAGCGACGCCGCCGCCTCCTGCTCCGCCTTCACCGCCTCCGAAACCTGCGTCAGCACCGGGTGCAGCTCCGCGCGCGTGCTCACGAACGGAAGCGTCATCACGTGCGTCTGCGGATGCGCATAGCGCGCCAGCACGGACGGCGACGCCGGCAGCGCCACCAGCGGGTCGTTGCTCATGACGTAGCGCTCCCAGTCGCCCAGCGTCGCCACGCTCACCATGTCGCACCAGCGCACGTTGCCCGACGCCACCGCGCCAAACGTGATCAAACGCACGGAGGCGGAGCTGAACAGCGGGTTCATGAAGTAGTGCGCCGGGTCCGCCGTCGTGCCCATCTGCTTGCGCGCCATCGTCATCTGCTTGTTGGGCGACACGGCGTTCACGGCGCTCACCACGCCGTTCGCCACGTCGCTGATCGCGAGCGTCACCTCCGCCGTCGCGGTATCCACCGCCGTCTGCAGCGCCGCCGCCGCCGCCGCCGTCGCCGTCGCAGCCCCGACCGCCGCGACCACACCGACCGCCGCCGAAGGCGCCAGACGCTCGCGCGACACCACGTTCAAGTGCACCGCCATCAAACTCGCAACCGCCCCCGCAAAACCGTGACCCACGCTCGCAAACATGGTGATGCCCGCATCCAAGCACCGACGCGCCTGAATCGCCACCGCCTGCTGAATCTCCTCGTACGCGCCCGCAAACCCCATGTGCACGCGCACGCTGTTGCGCGCCACCTGCGCCACCTCGTGACTGTTCATCAACGCCGCCGGCAACATGCCCATCGTCGCATCCTGCGCCTGCAGGTACTGCTCCGGACGGTGCTGCGGCGCCGTCAACGCCACCGACTCGCGACGCTCCGACACCAACAGAAAAACCGCCAACTTGTGGGCAGGGTAACGCAACACCAACAGGTGCGTACCGAAACGCGCACCGTTCGCATAACTCACATTGCCCGACGGCAACGCCAACTTACCCACATTCTCCGCCGCACGAGCCTGCTCGTCCAGCGCATACAAAGCGTCGTTCACGCGACGACCGTCGTACAGGTGCGCCTGCGACGCCAAACGAGCGTCGTTCTCCTGCAAATACGCAATCAGGTGCGCCAAGTTTCGCGCCTTCAGAATGCTCTGCGCGGGCTTCCACGTCACTGCCGACATGTGACTTGAATTCGCTCTGTTGCCTTGTTTACTCTTCAAGAGGTTGCACGTCAGGGGTGCGACCCCCCTCGACACCGCCCGACACTCACGTCGAAAATTTGCACGTCGCTTTGGAGTAGCTCGGACGTTTCATATTTGCTACGCATGTCGGTCCTCAAATCATCCGCTCCAACGTCACTGTGGCGCTGCGCGAGCTCAGTACGTCGTCCTCCACTCGAGGTTTTCTCGGCCCTGACGGAGCTCAAACCTCTCACGCGCAGCGCGACTCAACGCAGTACGGCGGGGTTTACTCGAGAATTTTACGTGTCTTCGAAACTTAAATTCTCTCACGCGCAGCGCAACCCGACGAATACGACGCATGCGTCAGTACCGAGTCGCCGTCGTCCAAGATTCGTCGCGGCGCGTACAGAGTTAAATGTAATGTTCATGGAGGCTGCGGTCGCGTGCGCCGAATGTGCCGACACGATGCGAAGCGGCGTCGTTGCGCTCACGATCGTGGCTGGCGTCGTGTTGGCGATCGCGCTCGCGGCGATGGCGGTTCGCTTCAAACCGAAAACGCCGCATCGTCGCACGCTGCTGGTGACCGCCGTCGCGCTGCTTTTGTGCGTTTTGCTGATCGCGTTCGCCAACCCATCCAGCTTCAAACAACTCAAACTGCTAGGGGGATTCGCGAACACCTCCAAGGAGTCGCAGTTCCCCGAGTCGGCGGTGCTCGAAGACCCCACCTACTTTGAACACGCCCGCCGAGAAATACTCGCCGCCATCGAAAAAGTGCAGCACGAAAGCAACGAGCTCGTGATCAAATCGGGCGACGACTGGAACTCGCAAGTCGTGCTCGAATGCCCCTTCTTGCTCAGCCTGCTGCAGTCACTGCCCAACGTCGTCAACGCGTCAGTGCACGTCCTGCGCACCAACTCCACGTCGCCTTCGCGCGACTCGTGTGGCGCGCGCTACTGCATTCCGTTGCAGTCGCCCGAGTCGGAGCGCGAAAGCTATCTGTGCGTCAACGGGCAACGGTACGAACTGCGGTGCGGCGTCGGAGTCCTTTTCGACGCGTCGCTGCTGCACAGCTATCGCAACGCGTCTTCGAATCGGCTGGTTCTGCTGACGTTGGATGTGCGTCGCGCCTCGAGCTTTCTGCCCGATCTCGCGGGTCTTTGGTAAATAAATAGAGTTGAAATGCAAGTCGCGTCGGAGCTGGAGCAACGTGTCGGCGACGAGGACGACTACGATTCCGGGCGCGTCACGTTGCCCGCCGTCTCGGAACAGTCGGAGTTCGGAGACCTCCTGCCCGCCAACGCCCCGTACTTCGCCGCCGGCTTCCTCATCGTCACGCGCGTCAACGGCCAACTCGCCTACCTGGTCGGGCAAGAAAAGGGGTCCGAACACATCAACATGTGCACCACCTTCAGCGGCATCCGACAGGGGCGCAGCGAAAACATATGGCGCACCGCCGTCCGCGAAATGCGCGAGGAAAGCATCGGAGCCATCCACCTCTCCTCCCTGCGCACCGTCGCCGTCACATTCCGCACCACGTCGCCCAAGCCGTACGTACTTTACATCGCCACCATCGCGTCGCGCCTGCTGCCCCTCATTCTGGAGGAGTTTGCGCAGCACCAAGCCCACATCGAAGAGGGCGACCTCGAAAGCGTCCCCTACTTTGTCACGCGACGCATACTGCGCAGCAGCCACAGCATGGAGTCTGCGCTCTTCCCGTTTCTCGAAATGCGCGGGCTGGCGGTGGTGCGCGCGCGCGACTTTCGAGTGTTGATGCAGAGCGCCGGCGCTCCGCGATTCGAGAGCGCTCGTTTTCACGCGGAACTACAATCGTACCTTACGCTGCATCGATCCGAAGTGGAGAGCTACGCCTCGCCCCGATCCAGGGTATGATACGCCCGCACGAAACGAGCCACCGCGTTGTCAGACGAGAAGGACCCGTAGCACCCCAACTCGTGCCGCGCGTCGTCGTTCCAGCCAACCACAATCACAAATGAATCCCCAATGCGAATGTTACCGGTGTTGAGCGCGGCGTGACGCGTCGATACGTCACTTTTCAGAAAGGTTAGCATCGCGCGCACGCGGCGCACCAACGGGGCGGTGTCGCGCTCGCCCGCGTCGTACTCGACGAGCAGGTCGGTCAGCGTGCGCCCGCGCAACGGGGACTGCTCCTCGAAGCTTTGCTCGCGCGGCTGCATCTGCACATACTGAATGTCGCGATCCGCGTTGCGCACCACGTAGAAGGCGACGTCGCCGCGCTCGTGGCGCGTGACAGTTGGAGCGTCCGAAGCCTGCGCATCCATCGCGGACCGAATCTCCTGCAGACTTAACGTCCAGTCGCCTCTCTGCATCATCTCGCGCAGCTTTTCGCGCGTAATCAACTTTGCAGAGGCGGCGACGCGCGCGATGCGAGGTCCGAACTTTTGCACGACGGCGCGCTGCGCCGGCACGTCGTCCGAGACCGAGACGCGCTCCGCCTCCCGTAGCATCTCCAGAAAGGCCTCCTCCAAAGGACCGACGTCCACGCGCGTGCCGCCCGCCACGCTCGACGACTGACCCATCACGCGCTCCAACTGAGAACGCATGGGATCATCCTGGCACGCACACTTCGGGGGCGCGGACGCCATCAAACGAATCAGACGAACGACGGTCCTTTGTTCTGTTACTTTGCTTTTTCGGAGCGCACCACACGGTAGATACTTGTCAGAACCAGAGAGATCCACACCAAGTGCCAAATATTTAACATCACCAACGAACACCGCATCCAGGCCTGCAGCGACGATGACACATCCAGTCCCCAAATCAGCATCGGAAACGCCGTCATGCGCGGAATAAAATAGGCGAGCGCCGCGACGCAGGAAGTGACGTCCACGATCTGCCTGTCCAGGTCCAGCGCGTGCATCCAACTTGCCGCGTCAACCAACGGGTCGTACATTTGCAACGTCAACAAAAGGCGCCGCGCGACGTCGAACGAGTCGGTTTCGCGCGCGCAAATCATCAGCGCGATGGTGAACAGCGACCACAACGTGCTGATCAGTTGCGTATCATTATCTGCGTACAGCGCAAGCAGTGCGTTCCAAGCCATGGAATACACAGCCGCGAAGCGATGCATGTCGTGCGATCGGGCGACGTACCAAACCGCCACGAGCAGAGTGTTACCGAACAGCCGCAACCCTTTGCATCGCGTTTCGGCGCTCTGTCGCATCGTAAAACACGAGCCGAAGAAGACGGCCAACTTCCAAAGCGCGTTCATGCAGTTGTGTTGACGGTGATAAAATCGTTCGCACGAAGTAAAGCATGGCGCCGCGAACGATGGTGATGATGATGGGGGAAAGTCGAGCGCTGGTGGAGCCGTTGCTGCAGATGGAGCGCGCGTGCAGCTTGTGTGAGACGGTGCGTCGATTCGACGTCGAAGCCCCGCTGCGCGAGGAGTTGTCGGCGTTGTACGACGCGAACGTGCACGACGCGGAAGGAGACTGGTCCGGCGTCGGTCGAAACATCACGTCGCTTTGGAGTAGCTCGGAGCGTCGCGTGGGTTCTTGCGCGCCGCATCAACAAGCTGCAGAAGGGAGTGGCTGTGATTACGGGACTTACGTGTGATTTCGAAGTGGAGCAACTTTTGATCGACGTGCGCGCCGACGTCACCTTTGTTGTGGTGACGCTGGATTCCTGCACGGAGCAGGAGGAGCAAGCTACGTACCATCGCGTGCGGCAGATGCTGAGCAATACTAGACCGGGGTACCTAAAACTCGAGACCAAAACATTGTTGACTCGAGTATAGTCGAAACATGGACGACCTCGTAGCGTCTCGTCCACCGTTCCTGCGAAGTCAACGACTCAGGTGGTTCGAAACTGCTGATGATAACCACGTTGCGTGCAACAAACGACACTGGATCGCGACCTTTCACTGGAAGCAACATGGGACCGTCATTCGTGAAATTCGACCATAAATCCATAGGAATCGATGCGACATCCTGATCGTCAAAAACCACTAGCTCGTGCCTTCTGTAACCATAGAACGAAAACGTCTGACTCACTGGCTCAAAAATGGGTCTGTACGTTGTGCGCTTAGGATACCCGTACGTTTTGCCGACGCCACTCGGACCCCATAGAAACCAGCCTTTGGTTGGGAAATCTCTGTCTGGCGCGCTCCTAGCAATGAGGTTTTCGAACCCTCTTCCATATTGAACGGACATACGAGGCGCGAGCAGATCCAGTTGACGTATATCTGTTATCTCTCCACGTACAATCATCCTGCTATAGTGATCAAGGTCACTTCTCCTGCCAGGATTAGGTCGGTCGCCCCACTCCCAAGGTCCTAGCACGCGAGTTTCCGACTTCGAGGTATACTTGTCATTCTCCGCAAACCGATCGCCGCACGGAACCCAATGAATTCCACTGTTTGGTCTCAACGCCATCACAGTAGAAAGCCTTACCGCGTTAACAAAATAGCACATGAACTGAAAATGAAGATTGCCTGATTCCTCTCCGCGCTCAAGTTGCCCCTGAATGTAGCGCACTTCTCCGTTTTCGAACTTACTGGAGGCCCATTCGCAGAATTCCTCTGCTGTCGGCGGATTCCACCACACTCCTTGCCAAACGCGGCACTTGACGTCCGCTGGCGTCTTCGTTTTTGCGCTCGGCTCTGCCATCTTTCTATTATATTCGCTTATTCGTATCCTCACTTCTTATCCCCGTTTCGCGGCGCAACGTTGGCGACGACGCACGCACGCTGGTGGCGCAGCTTTCGATGGCCATTCACGCAAGTTTCGCGTAAGGGGCAAAAAATGTTGCGTAACAACCCGATGCGAGAGTTGAACTCGCGACCCCAAGGTTCGAAGCCTTATGCTCTAACCACTAAGCTAATCGGGCACGGTGAAGTGCAACGCCACGCTGTCGCTTTAGAATGGGTCGAGTAAAATGCAAGGCGCTCACAAAAAGAAAGTTGGCGCACCCGGCGCGGGGATCGAACCCGCGACCACTGGCTTAAAAGGCCAGCGCTCTGACCAACTGAGCTAGCCGGATACAATCTCGTGCGTTCGGCGCACGTGCATATGAATCCCTACGGCGCCCGCCACCGCCTCCAACAAAAGCAGCGACAACGACACCGACGCAAAGGGCGACTTCATGTCGCCGCGCGCAAGACTGATCAATACCGAAATCAACACATTGTACAACAATATCCCGACAAACATGCTGTGATCCAGCAAAAAGTCCTGCAACATGATGGCGCGCGTGCGCACATCCTCCAGCGTCGGTACTCGCGCCCGTAAATCGTCCAGCGTCGGCACGTGCGCGCGCAACCACATAATAACACCTATTTACTGATGACCGAACGTTGGATGTTGCGTTCGTGTGAGGCAAACTTGGGATGTGCGGGTTTTATGGAAAGTAAAGTGTGATTGATTTCGTATGCAGGCGTTTGAGCAGAGTGCCGCGATGGTGCGGGAGGTGTTGGTTCCGTCCCGTCGCTTGTCGAACGACCAGTTGTTGGTTTTGTACGGTTTGTATAAGCAGGCGACGGTGGGGGACGTGAGCGGGTCGCGTCCGATCCTGGACCTGAAGGGGGGCGCGAAGTGGGATGCGTGGGCGGAGCTGCGCGGATTGCCGGCGGAGGCGGCGCGTGAGGCGTACGTGGCGGAGGTTCAAAGTTACGTGCAGTCAGCCTAGATAAGCAACCGTGAACTATAATTCACATGAGCTCTTGCTCCGTGTGCCTGTTGGAGGTCTTTGAGTTGGAGCAGGAGGGCGACGAGTTGTCGCTCGGCGTGCTGGTTCCGTCGCCCACGCGCCCGGAACGGGCGTGTTGCGCGCGTTGCCTGCGCTCGTGGCTTTTGTCGCGCGCGCAGAACGGCCTGCTGACCGACTTCGCCGCGCCCGTCGAGATCTCCGTCGGCCAGTGGATGCACCTTTTGCACGCGCACCACATGCCGAGCGAGTGGGTGCTCGGTGTCGTGCAAACGTACGTGCGAGCGCAAACGCAGATGCAAACGGAACGCGTCGAGCGCGGCGTCGCGATGGTGAACGTCGTGCGAGATCGCAGCCCGCAAATCGGACCTTTGATGGCGGGGCTGCGCGCCACGCACGCGTTGCTGGAGCAGCAGATTGTGATGGTGACCAACCAGATCGGCGTGCTGCAAAACCTGGAGTCGCGCCTGCACGCCTTTCCGCGCGACGTCGCGAACGACGCCCCCGCCTCCGTTCGCGGCATTCTGGATGCGGCTTCCACCGTCGGAATTTTGCAGTCGGAGGAACGCACAAACCACACCAACGCCCTCACGCTGCCCTGCGCGCGCTGCAGCGGAAGTTGGATCATGAACGGCGCCGACGCCGTCTGCGGGCAGTGCCGCGCGGCGCACTGCGCACAGTGCGGATCGGCGTACGACGGCAACGCGCTCGAAGACCAGCTGCCCGACTCCTGGAAACTGTTTGGGTCTTGCAGCGAAGTGGAGTACGCGCGCTGCTGCAACGACAACAGCAGCAAGTTGTACTACGAAGCTCCGACGCCGCGCCCGCACGGCTGCCAGGCGGACGACATGAAGCGCACGCACAAGCTGTACCTGACGACGCGCAACTGTCCGCGCTGCAACGTGCTCGTCACGCGCACCATTGCGTGCCCGCACATGCGCTGCTCCATGTGTGACTGTCGCTTCGATATCACGTACGGCGTCGAGGAGCACGCTGACGTTCTGCACGTCGACGAGGCGGCGGCGGAGCGCGAGATGCAGTTGCGCAACTTGTACTACCTGCATCATGTACTTCCGATTCCGCACTGCAACACGGCTTCGATGTTGTCGATCAGTCTGGGTCTGCGCATGCGCGTGCTGGTGGCGACGCCGATGTCGCCGCTTTCGTTCAAACTGGATGCCGACGCAGGTGTTCTTTCGCCCCCCTCCGACGATGGGTTCGCTCAGCACGCCGCTCGCTTGATGGAGAACGATCGCGTCGCCTACGCGTCGCAAGAGGCGTTCACCGCCGTCGCGCGCATCGAGTCGCGGCTTTCCATGATCACCACCGCCAAACGGAGCGCGACGCTGCAGGACTGGCGCTTTCTGGTGCGACAGTTGCGCACTTTGGGGCAAAATGTGCCGCTGTTAAACTGCGTGTACGCGCCCACAAAAACCTCCTTCGAACAGAAATTGGCGCGCATGCTATTTTGCATTGAGTTTAGCTGGCGGCGCAACGGTGTGGAGATTTAAGGGACGTGCGGTTCTGCAAGGTGCGCAAACAAACGATCGCGCTGCGCCTGCGTAAACAACCCGCGCCCCTCGTGCATGCGCTGGATCATCGGAAACAGGCTCGGGTCGCGCGAACCGTCGCGCGCCTCCAGAAAGTTGGCGACCGCGGCGTCGGAAACGGGCAGGTTGCACTTGACCAATGTGTCGAACGCGTAAAAGTCGTCGTGCGCCTCCGACAGCAGCGCGTCGCCCACCATTTCGGCAACGACAAACTCGCGGCTTTCGCGTGCGTTTGCATCCGTTCCGGGAAACGAGGGTCGGTTCAGAAAGCACCACATCGGCTCCATGTAGACGCGATTCGTGATGCGCGCCAGCAGATTCCAGGGGCGCAGGTGCAGCCGGGCAGCCAGTCGCGTGTACTCCAGATCCCACGCATCCGGACCGCCCACCAACTGCATCATCACGCCCGTCAGGTAAATGCACGCGCGCTTGTTCATGTCCAGCAGCGTGCACACGGACGGCGGCGCCAACAGGGCGGACAACACGGAGCAGTAACCCGCCACCACGCCCGCCGGCAACGACTCAAAGACGGTTGACTTGTGCACGTTGTACGCCACCGTGTACAAACGCTCGCTGAACGGATACACGTGCAGCTCCTCGTCCGACGCGTTGCGCCATCTTGCCTGCAAATACGCCCCCATCTGGTCGTACGGAAGCAGCGAACGCACACGACCGATCGCCGTCGCCAGCATGTTGTCAACGCACACGACATGCGGAACCGACGCCGCCTCGCACGCCTGCATGCACTCGTGCAGCGCCACCGCGCGCTGCAGCGGCGACAGCAACGGCGCCACTTCGCCGATCGAGAACGTCACCGTGTCCTCGCCCAGCGGCGCCGTCAGCCGCGTCGATACGCAAGACACGCGATACGCACCGTGCAGCGACGAAACCAATTCCAGAATGGGGGCGGCGTCCAGGTACGCGTCCAGCGACTCGATGCGCACGTGCGCCAACGACGAAAGGGCGTGACGCCAACGCTCGCGGTGCAACGTGACAAATTGAGCAGGTGTCGCGTACACAAAGCCGTGCTCCTTCTGAACGTGATAGTGCCCGTGCAAATTGTCAAACGCAACAAAACCGCAAATGGCGCAGAGTCGCCGACCGCACTTGCACGACAAACACGCACATTGCTCCAAATTTATATCCAAAACCGAAACAGCTACGCCGCACGGACAGGTTAGCAGCGAAAGACAATCCACCACCTGCATAAAGTCAATAGGGGTTTGAACGTCACGCACCGTCGTCGGCGACGGGCGCGGCGGGGACGAAAGCGACGACACCGGCACCTCGTCCCACACAGCATGCAGCTTCTCCAACGTGGCGTGAACCAGACGAAAGGGCGCCAGCATCGCCAGCAAACTCTCGCGCGGCGGAGGCTGCGTCGGCAACGACAACTCAAACGCACTGCAATGGAAACATTGCGCGTAAGGGTGTGAGGCGCGCCGCAAGATGCAACGACAGCACGTCATCTCGCCGCACCGCTTGCACATCACCACGTCGCCCTCGCTCCGCTCTGCGCAAATGGAACACACGTCGTCCGTGCCCTGACGCTTCATGATTCTGTCAATCGACGCGACGAAACATTCCCGGAAGCGAATGACAAACGAAATCTGCACGAATCGGTGTCGCGATAGAAAGTTCCGGGAACGTTTTTCGGGGTGGGGGCAGAATGCGGGCCTCCCGGGTCGGCGCGTCGTCGCGCTCCGCTTGCGCGTCGTTCCTGGCGGCGGACGGGAGTCGGCTAGCGGAGGCGCGCGCTCCGCTCGGCTGCTCGCTGCCGTCTCCGTGCGCGGCGTTCGCGGCGGTGCAGGCGATCGCGTCGACGTGCCCGCGCATGACCGCGACGAGGTGCCAGGAGAGCTCGATCATGTGCACGACCAAGACGCTCGACATGCAGGTGCTGCCGCGCATGCTGGCGGCGGTGCCGGGACTGGAGGTGTTTGTGCATGACATGACGGGCGTGTCTGAGTCTTTTCTGACGGTGGTTTTGCAGCTGAGTTGCGAGGCGGATGCGCTGCAGCTGCTGCGCATGTTGCACTACGGCAACCGCGTGACGGTGCGCGGCGACGGCGACGGTTTCTGGAACTTTGTGCGCGACTCGGTTGTTGCGAGCTCGGAAGCGGCGCCGCTGCTGGCGCCCGACGCGACGCTGGATGTGTTTACGTCCAACGATGGCTCCGTGTTCAATCGCGTCGTGGTGCAGGTCAACGACAGCTGCACCTTCTACTTGAAGCTGACGAGCTTGTCGCGTCATGTGCCGTTCGACGCGGAGTCGCAGGCGAGCGGCGACGAGGGGCTGGAGGTTTGCAGTTCGGTGTTTATGATCGTGGTGTACCTGCCGCGCGCGAACCTGCCGACGTCGCCGTCGCGCCTGCGCAACTTTGTCAAGTACGCGCTGGTCAAGAAGCTGTACCGCGAAGGAAACAAGGTGCGCGCGGAGGAGGTGCAGCCCGAGCAACCCGATCCCGTCGCTGCTGAGGCGGTCGAAGTCGGCACCAACACAGAACTGTTTGTGACGTTGCAGGACGCCGACTCGCCAGGACTCGACACCGTGCTGTTGGTGGGGCGCAACTTCACCGCGACGCCCCTTACGTCGCCCGCACCCCCCATGTTCATGTCGCAAGTCTCGACGGATGGCATCGCCGCCACGCACTTACTGCCCATCCCGCTGGACGAACTCACCGACACCACCACCACCACCTTCGCGTCGGAACAGGAGCCGGACGAACATAAACTCGAAGCAGCCGACGCCGAACCCATCGAGTCCCATGCCCCGACGGAGCAGAGCGCCGAACCCATCGAATTCGCAACGATCGAAGCAGCCGACGCCGAACCCATCGAGTCCCATGCCCCGACGGAGCAGAGCGCCGAACCCATCGATTCCCATGCATTCGAAGCTGTGGAGCAGGCGTCGTCGACCGCACCGATTGAAGTGGATGCGGTCGAAGTCGTGGAGCGGGCGTCGTCGGTCGCACCGATTGAAGAGGATTCGATCGAAGCTGCCACTTTGACGACGGAGCAGAGCGAAGCCGCCATCGAATCCGCGCCGATCGAAGCTGTGGAGCAGAGCGAAGCCGCCATCGAATCCGCGCAGATTGAAGCTGTGGAGCAGGCGTCGGTGGTTGTCGAATCCGCGCAGATTGAAGCTGTGGAGCAGAGCGAAGCCGCCATCGAATCCGCGCCGATCGAAGCTGTGGAGCAGGCGTCGGT